ACTCACTGGCTACAAGATACGAAAGAAGAATAAGCAGTTCTTAATGCAGGGCAGTAACCCTGATAAAAGATTTCTTGGTCAAGAGAAGTGTCCTAATGGAGGAAAACTTCTTGTAATTTTTGAAGGAGAGTATGACGCTTTAGCCTATATGGAGGTTAGAAAGACATGGCCTTGTGTTTCTTTACCATCAGGAGCTGAATCAGCTACTCCAACAATTAAGGCTCAGCTACCTTGGCTGCTTCTTTGGGAAACAGTAATCCTTTGCTGTGATCACGATGATGCTGGCCAGAAGGCTGCTAAAAGAGCTATCCAGTTACTTCCCCCAAGAGTTGGAAAGATAGGGGTTGTAGAGGGTCACAAGGATGCTAGTGAAGCTCTTGTAGCTAGGGACCATCAAGCAATTTTGCGTATGGTTTGGGATGCTAAGGAGTATGAACCTGATGGAATTATTAACGCTAATAAATTACTTAATGATGTACTTAAAGATCCTCAGGTAGATAGTGCTAGCTATGGCTACTCATTCTTAGATGAGCACCTTAAGGGTCTGAGAAAACGGGAGCTTGTTTGTGTCACTGCAGGAACTGGCCAGGGCAAGAGTACTTTGGTAAGACATTTTGTGTATAACCTTGTAGTTTCACAAGGTTTAAGAGTTGCTCAATTTAACCTTGAAGAAAGCAACATCCGTAGCGCTAGAGCTTTTGTAGGTATTCACCTCAACCATCCACTACACATTGACAAAGGAGACTTAACTGATGAACAAATCGAAACAGCATTCAACGAGACCTTGGGAACTGGGAGGCTCTACCTCTACGATCATTTTGGCTCCCTTGACCCTGATGTACTTCTTAATAGGATCAGGTATTGTATTACCTCTTTGGATTGCGATTACGTCGTACTCGATCACTTATCGATTTTGGTATCGGGTATGGAACAAGCACAGGATGAGCGTAGGGCTATAGATTACACAATGACGAAATTGAGGTCGCTTGTTGAGGAGACTGGCTGTGGAATGATATTAGTCAGTCACCTTAGAAGACCACAAGGAACTAAGGGGTATGAAGACGGACAGCAGACCAGCCTCTCAGGACTCAGGGGCTCGGCGAGCATAAGCCAACTAGCAGACATTTGTCTGGGATTGGAAAGAGATCAACAAGCCTCCGATAACAGTGTGTGCCAGATCAGAGTATTGAAAAACCGATTCACCGGATGGCTCGGATTGTGTGGAAGTGTTAAATATCATTCAAAAACTGGCAGAATGTTGGAGCTGAGTGATAATACTCCTGAACTATTCGCCAATGTTATTGAACCCGATTTTTGATGTACACCTCCGAAAGATAAACCGCTTAAAGGTTTCAGCTTTTGCTGCTCACCCAAAAGCTAAAAGAATACTTTCTGAATTTTTTAAGTCCAATGACTTCGTGTACACCTTCAACGAACCACAACTCCAAGAGATCGTTGACTTCTGTTCTAAAAACAACCTCACAATCCACCTCGCAGATAATCTTCGATCTAGAGACGAACGCTTTGAAGCCGACTGACATCACAGTAATACACTGTGTAGCGGCTAATGACGGTAAAGAGACTGTACTTTATAAGGACCCTAAAGAGTGGCTACCTCTTTTAGAGGAGGCAGATACTATCATCGGTCACAACATCATTCAATACGATATTGCTTGTATTAAAGAGCTGTATCCAAACTTCAAACCTAAAGGAAAGGTTATAGATACACTCATTCTTAGTCGAATGGTATGGCCTGACATATTAGATATAGATTTTAAAAAGAAATGGGCTTCTATGCCTATGCAGCTGTATGGACGACACAGCTTAGAAGCTTATGGTCATCGATTGAATCTGCATAAGAAACACGCAGATCTTGATGATTTTTCTAAATTATCTAAAGAACTTGCAGATAGATGTGTATGTGATGTTGACGTTACGTGTAAACTCTGGGCAAGGCTGCAGCCTAAGGTCAAATCGTTTCCCTTAGCGGTTGACCTTGAGATGAAATTCGCAGATCTCATCTCAAAACAAGAGAGGTCAGGCTTTCACTTTGACGTTAAAGGGGCGCTCGAATTGGAAGCCTGTATCGCTCAAAAATTGAATACTCTTGACGAACGATTGAGACAAAGGTTCCCGTTCGTTGACGGAGGGGTCTTTACTCCTAAGCGTGATAACCAAACCCGTGGTTACATAGCCTCATCACCTATGTGTCGGTTAACTCCCATTAATCCAAACTCACGAGATCACATTGCTTGGGTATTGACTAATCATCTGGGATGGAAACCAGAAGCTTTCACCAATACAGGGAAACCTAAGATTGATGAAACTGTATTATCAAAGATTCCTGGAGCTGAAGATTTCGTTGAATCTTTAACGCTCCAAAAAAGACTTGGACAACTAAGTACTGGGAGTAATGCTTGGTTGAAACTAGTCGGTGCAGACAGCCGTATTCATGGCAGCGTGATTACGGTTGGATGTGCCACCATGAGATGTGCCCACGTCAACCCGAACGTAGCTCAAGCTGTTGCTGTTAGGTCAACGCTTGGTAAAGAGATGCGTTCATTGTTTGGACCTAACGTTTTGTCCACCTTATCTAAAACAAAAGTTCCCAAAGGGGCTAGTGAAAAGGGCAGCAGGCTCTGTCCCAAACAGGTTGGTGTGGATCTCTCTGGAATCGAGGCGAGAGCCTTGGCTCACATATTGTGGCCTTTTGATGGCGGTAAATTTGCACGTGAGGTCATAGAGGGCGACGTTCACACTGCCAACCAAAAGGCCGCAAACCTTCCCACTCGTGATGATGCGAAAACTTTTTTCTATGCCCTTATCTATGGGGCAGGTTCAGAAAAGTTAGGCAAGATCACCGGTCAAGATGGGAAGAAACTAAAGAAAACCTATTACAAAAATATGCCTGCTTTAGCTGAGCTTACTAAAAGAATAACAGCTAAGGCTGAATCTGAAGGGAAAATTAGAGGGTTGGACGGAAGACCAATTAAGATTCGTTCTCCTCATTCAGCATTGAATTTTTGCTTACAGTCAATTGGAGCAATAATATCTAAAGCTTGGTATATCATTTGCTATGAAGAGTTGGTTAAAGCAGGGTATGTTTATGGTGAAGATTGGAGTTTCTTAGCACATATCCATGACGAAATTCAATTTGCGGTTAGAGAACCTATTGCAGAAGAAGTGGCAAGAATTGCATCCAGAGCTTCCGAACTTGCAGGAAAAAGATTTAAAATACGAGTACCCATTGAAAGCGAATATAAAATTGGAAACAACTGGGCCGAGTGCCACTAAAATTTGTAAAATTTGTCATGAAGAGAAACCTATAACAGAGTTCCACAAGAATGGTTCATGGCTAAGACCTGAGTGTGCTGATTGTTGTAATGCTATGCAAAGGAGCTACCTTAAATTAAGGCAAGCTCAAAAAACTCCTGACTTTGGTACACCTTGTGAGTGCTGTGGTAGGACTGATGAAAAGCTTTGTTGGGATCATTGCCACGAAACTAAAGAACATAGGGGATGGCTTTGTAGCAACTGCAATACAGGTATAGGCAAACTTGGTGACAATTTAGAAGGTGTCCAACGAGCTGTGGAATATCTATGCTCGGCTGATACACTTTGTGAGCCATATGCAGATGAGGTAAATGACATGGCTTCTGGTTGATGCAGATATGCTGCTTTACAAAGCAGTAATACCTTGTGAAGTTGAGATTGAATGGGGTGATCCAGACCTCATTACTACACATCTACCTTTGAGACAGGTACGTATGTTGTTTGACGATTTGTTAAGCATTATGCGTCAACAAACTAAATGTGAAAAATTCTCGCTTTGCTGGACTAGCCCAGACAACTTCCGTAATAAGGTTGATCCGAGCTATAAAGGAACTAGAAGAACAACTAATCACAGAATCAAACCTGTAGGCTTTAAGGAAGCTCGACGATGGGCTGAAAATACTTATCCTTCAGAGTGTTGGTGGAGATTAGAAGCCGACGATGTGCTAGGAATTCTAAGTACACGTCATATTGACTCCACTCCTATTATCTGGTCAGGTGACAAGGATCTTAATCAGATTCCAGGTTTTCACCTTAATAGTGAGGGTGACATTGATTTAATTACGGAGGATCAAGCCGATGCCTTTTTCTATCGCCAGTGTCTCATCGGGGACAGCGTTGACTCTTATCCTGGCTGCCCTGGCGTGGGGCCGAAAACCGCCGAAAAACTCATTCCGTTGGAACGATTCAACCCTACCTCCGCATGGAGAACTGTAGTTGAAGCCTACAAAAAGAAAGGGTTGAGTGAGGACTACGCTTTGACTCAAGCTCGGTTAGCTCGTATTCTTCGAGACACTGAGTACACTTATGACGACATTCAACTATGGACCCCACCAACCCGTCCTACTACGGACACGATCAAGCTGTAATTGAGTGCATTGAGTACATCCAAAGCCACTCTTTTGATTTTTTAGAGGGAAACATTATTAAATATGTGACTCGCTATGAACAAAAAAATGGTCTTGAGGATCTCAGGAAGGCAAGATGGTATCTTGACCGTCTTATAAAGCGTGAAGAGGGTAAGGTAAAGCCTTATGATTCTTCTTTATATAAAGCTGTACTCCAGAGCAAAGATGTCTCAAACGACCTCAATCACCTCAAATGCGGACCTAGTGAAGAGCTGGATGCGTCTAGCTGGGCAACTTGCGACCACTGATAATGAAGACACTAAAGATCTTCAAATGCTTTTCATCGAAGAGGAGTTCTATGAACTTCTACATTCTTACAATAATAGCGAACGTAAGAATGTCATTAAAGAAGCCACAGACCTAATCTGGACTGTTTACGGTCTATTACATCTAATGGGTGTAGATACAGATGAGGCTTTTGATAGACTTCACGCTTCTAATATGACCAAACTACCCTTCACCTTTAAAAAAGGAAAGGTACAGAAGGGAAAAAACTATGTTCCTCCCTACCTTGGTGACTTATGAAACTCAGAGAACCTAAACTCAATCCAGCAGTAGCCCTAACTGGAAGAGTAGAAAGCTGGTTGGATGATCCAACTAGACGCTATCCAGTCAGTTGTACTGTGATGAACGTTTTAGATACCATGGACGAGGATCCAGATGGTATCGAGGGCTCATTCTTATTCGCATCTAAGGCACTTCGTTATGGCGCAGGAGTTTCTCTCCACCTCTCAGAACTCAGAGCAGCAGGAACTGAAAACGAACACGGGATGGTGGCTTCAGGTCCTTGTGGATTCATGGAAATCTACAGCAAGTTCAACGAGATTCTTAGAAGAGGCGGACAGTACCGTAACGGTGCGATTGTTTGTCATCTCGATTGGGATCATAGCGACATCATTGAGTTCATTAATTATGATCGGGCTCGTATCCCGTGGGCTAAGCGCTGTGTCAATGTTGACCCAGATGTAATCAACAAACCTTCTGTTTTAAATGCAATTATGGAGGGAGCTCGTAAGGGTGATATCTGGATTGTTAAGAAACAATATGATAGTAAAGGTGAGCGCATATTCCC